GGCGTGCACCTCACGACCGGTATGGCGTCCTGAATGGCGGGCATGCCATTGATCATGCCCATCGCGATACCGGTCGTGAGGTGCACGCCGACTTCACGCGCCATTCGACGAGAAGGCGAGCCATGTTCAAACGCGGCTTTAAAGCCGGCGATGATGCTGTCTGCGAAGCTGTTGATCTGGCCCATGAGCCAGTTCCAGCCGTTCCAAATACCCTTGGCGAGGCCCGTAACGAGGGAATAGCCAGCGTTGACGAGCCAGTTTTGTGCATTGACGAAAAACGCACCGATCCGACCAGGCAATTGATTGAACCAGTCGAAGAGGCCTTGTTCACTCTGCTTGATGCCGTCCTGGATGCCCTGAATCAGTTGAGCGCCATTGCCGACGAGCCACTGGCCGATGCTTGACAGGATGGACTGGATTTTGTCAGGCAACGTCCTGAACCAATTAAGGACGTTCTGATCCTGCTGATTGATGCCGTCATTCAATCCCTTGACGAGTGAATTTCCGTCACCAAGAAGCCAGTTTCCAATATCCGTCAGAATGGCTTGAACCTTGTTCGGCAGATCGCGGAAGAAGTTGTACACCGCCACGACGCCCTGCAAGATTCCATCGTCGAACTTGCGCATGATGTCGAGACCGCCCTTGGCCAGCGTGCCGGCGAGGTAGCCGACCTGCTGGCCAATTACAGTGGGCATGTGCTCGAAGTAGACGAGAACGCGATTTCCGCCGTCCTGAATGTACTTCAGGAAGCCGTCCATGGCATTCTTCGCGCCCGTCTGCAATTCCTTGCCGAAATTGCTTGCGCCAGTATTGGCCTGAGTACCCAGGTCGATTACCCATTTTCCGACCGACATAATCGCAGCATCGGCGGCATCCGGAAGCTTTCCGAGCCAGCTAATGGCGGACGAAATCCAGGTGACCACGTCGGAGAAGCCCTTGACGACATCCTTGGTGCTGCTGGCCAACGCGTCCAGGAAGCCCGCAGCAATCTTGGCAGCTTCGATAAGGCCTGGCGTCGACTGCTTGACGACCTGCGTAAAGACGGGAATCAAAGGCGTCAGCGCCGTTGCGATGCCGTCGAATGCCTTAGCCAGATTCAAAAGGGCGGGCTCGGCCTCTGGAATAATGTCAACAAGCGCTTGTAGTATCGAACTTACAAAATCGGTCAACGGCGGCAAGAGGGGCGTAAGCGCATCAAGCATTTGCTGCAACGCCTTGCCCCACATGTCGCCGAGCTGCGTTGCGATCTTCTCGATCATGGGCAGCAACGGTTCGATCGCCTTCATCAAATCATCGAAAGCAGTCAGCACCACGGCAAGCATAGGGGCGAGGATCTTCAGCGCATCGACGAGCAGTGAGCCAGCAACCTTGATGAAATCGCGAAAAGCGTCAGCCAGTGGGCCAAATACTGGGGTCAGCGCCGTAATAGAATTGCCGATCACATCAACGATGTTCTTAAACGCGTCGCCGACGGCGGTGTTCTTCGACAGGCCTTCCAGCGTATTGTCGAGCATTTTGAACAGGCTGTTCAGCGCCGGTGCCATGACGTTGCCGATGGCGATTGCCGTATTTTCAAGCTGCGCCTTGAATTGCGAGAAGCTAAAGCTCAGGTTTCCCTGAACTTCAGAGAAGCCCAAGACATCGCCATTGGCATCCTGTGTCGCAGAACCGACGGCCTTAATGGCATCGGTCAGGCTGTCCGCCTGGCCGTTAGTCGCCTCCAGGGCGGCTTGCAAACCGGGCGACGTGCCGATCAGCTTTTTCATCGCCTCGGGAACTGTCTGCCCAATGGCGGCGGCATTCTTCTCCGCAACCTGGCGCAACCATTCCAGCGTGCCGGCAAGACCCTGGTTGCTCAAATGCTGCTGAACATCGTCCGACGTGATGCCCAGCTGCGTGAATTCCTTGGTCATCTGCGTCGTGGGTGCGATCAAGCTCTTGATCGCAGCAGCGACGTCTTGCGCGGCACGCTGCGCGGTCGTGCCATGTGCCGTCATGGCCGCCTCAACGGAAGCCACATCGGCGAAGCTCAGATGAACCGCCGAGGCGATGGGCAGCACCGTGGCGAGCGACTTCGAGAATGCGTCGAAGTTCGTCTTACCGTACGAAATGGCCTTCACCATTTCGCTGGTAATATTTGCGGCGTCGCTTGCCTTCAGGTTGTAGTCCTGCATGACGGTGGTCACCGCGTCGGCGACGTGCGTCAGGTCTGCACCCTCGTCTTTTGCGCCTTCGGCAGCGGCTTTCATGACCGTCAAACCGTCGGCTGCGTGATACCCCGCCGATTCAATGGGGTACATGGCCTTCGCCAGCTCGTTGGCCGTGAAGCCAACCTGGGTGGCCATGCCTGTCAGGCCGTCGCTAACCATTTGAGTGGCCTGCTGCGATTCGCCGGCACTGGTCACCAGTCGGGTGACGGAAGCTTGAAAATCGGCTGCCATTGTGGCGCTGGCAATGGCTACGGTGCCAATAGCAAGGCCGGTCTTTTCGACAACCGCGCCGAGTGCCACACCCGCACCGCCCACGCTGTCCGCCGAGGCGGCTGAGGCCTTCCCCGCCTCGGCGGACGACGCGGCGGCAGCATCCATGGACGCAGCAGAAGCGTCAGCGGCCTCGGCGAGGTGTTCGTACGCGGCGGCGGCTTCGTCAGTGGCGGCAACAACGGTTGCGGCGGCTTCCTCGGTGGCCGCCGCCGCGTCGGTCATAGCCCCGGCCATCTCGTCGGAAAAGACCGTTAGATTGGCGGAAGTTTCTGCCAGCGCCGAGTCGAATTCCTCCAAGGCGGCAATCGCCTCTTGCAGGCCCGCAATCCACTGAGCAGTGTCGACGACGAGCTCAAGAATTGCGGGAGGCAGAACTTCAGCCACGATAGACCATCCCTACAATTACGTCGATCGCGGCGTCATATGCCTCACCGGCTGCTTCGTCCCACGCGGCTTCGAGATAAGGCCGAGCCGGGGTGCGTGTAGCGTGGTTACGGCCGGAATAGCCACCAAACTGATGGATTCGGCTATAAGGGGCTGTACCACCCACAACGGCAGTGCCGTTCCCCGTCATTTTCGTGGTGACGCTGTCGCGCAGTCGTCCGCTGATCATCGCGGGCGGACTGCCGGGGGCGGACGGAGTCGGTGTGCCCAGCGGGTGTGACGACTTGGACAACTGTGACCGCACAGCGCGTTCGGTCACCTCTCCCATGGCCAGTGCTGCGCCGTCCGCAGAGTCGATTCCGGCTAACAGCATTTCCTGCAACCTCGACAGGGCTCCCTCAGCGCCGGCCATGGTCACCTCCCCATGCGCGTATTCTGTGATCTCGCTTCAGCCTTGGAGAGCAGTTCTTGGGCTTCGTGAACTGCTTCTTCGATCAACGGAAACCACATCTGAACGTCGAGTGGCGCTTCTTCGACTTGGTCCGGCGTCCAGCCGTACGTTTTTGCGAAGAAGCGCCACACCAACAATTTGGGGTCCATGCTTTGGGGGAGGGGGACGTCTTGCCAGCCACGGCTCACGAAGAAAGCGACGAGCCGTTTCTGGCTCTCCCTCAGTTTGGGACCTTGCTGCTCACCTTCTTAAAGAGGTGCTCAGTCTGTGCATGCAGTTCGTTGTAGTCGTCGATATCGAGTTCTCCAACGGCTTCCGGGCCGCCTTCGACTGCCGGAATCGGCTGATCGAAAGACCATTCCGTGATGGTGCCGGCGAGCAAAGCGTCACGCATCTGGAACTGGAGATCGCCCCCCAGTTCATGCTTGTCCTGAATCTCCTGTCCGGCCGTGACAAAAAGGCGGACGACACTCTGGACGGCACTCTTGTCCTTGCCCTTGAGGTTCTCTCGAACCTCGACCCAGTTACCGCTGGGCAACTCGATACGCATAGCTACTCTCTTCCGATTTAGTACGGCGCGTAGTTGTTGGTGACAATGACCGTCACCGGGCCCAGGCCGCCAGACCCGCCACTATTGGACGTGTTGGCCACAGCCTGAATGCTGTCGTCGTAGCCGATCAGCACACCAGAGCGGACGATCTTTGACTTCACGAACGCCGCCTGGGCAAAAACGAAGGTGTAGTTGATGTGCGACGTGCCGGCCAGGCCGTTGTCGACATTGATGACGACCGACGGCTGAGTGTTGTTCAAGAACTGCAAGAGCGCCGTCTCGTCATAAGCGACGGAGAAGTTCAGCGTGCCCGTGGCGTCCAGCGTGCCGCGCGCAATGATGTACGGATTCTGGAAGCCCTGATTCGTCCAATACACCTGAAGCTGACGCTTGATATTGACGGCCCACTGGCCAATGTCGTAGATCGCCGAAGAACCGATGGTGATGTTCGTTCGCCACGCCGGGACGGGCACCACGAAGTTCGTCGAGTTGGTCGGCGTCGAGGCTGCCGGCTGGGAAATCCAGCTATTGCCGGTGATCTTGCCCATGAACAACGCCTCGGCGTTGCCCGTGAAGTCGAGCTGTGCGACACACAAGCTGGGGTACGACCGCGCGCCGACGGTAGTCGTCAATGCGGTGTAGTCCGTTGCGGTATGCGTCGGAGGCTGACCCGTGCCACTGTTCAGCAAATTGAATCGGTGGGTGTACGAGCCAGTGACCGTTTGAATCGTGGCGTTGTTCGCGTGGTTGAAGCGCAACGGGTAGCCGGCAAACGTCACCGTGCTGCCGGCAACGGCCGACACCTTGACGACCTCGGCCACGATGCCCGTGTCGATCTGCACGTTCTGACCGATGGCGAAACCGGCCGACGCCGCGACGGTGACGTTGGTGTTGCCGGCGGACGATGCGGCCGACGTATTGGAGTTACCGCCGATCGCCGGCTGACCACTGGTGGACAAGTCGCCAAAAGTGTTGTCCAAGAAATAGCCGTAGACGTCGCCGAAAACCGGACCGCCATACGAGAACGACGCGTCCTCGACGCCCTGAACTTCCTGGTAGACCAACGCCATGGACCCACGGATGGCCTCATCCGGCAGGTACTTGATGAGGTCTTCCGGCTCGTACGTGCCCTTGTCGAGGGGGATCGTCACGACTGGCAACACAGCGGTGCCGACAGACGTTTCACGTGCGAACCCCAGCCACGTCTTAGTGGAGGGCGAAACAAAGGATGGAATGTTGCTCACTGAGCCCCTCCAGTCTGCGCTGCACTACCGTGCCGCTCATTGGCTGAGGTCACACAGCTCCTTTCATTAGGCTGCGAACACCTCGTTGATGACACACGTGATCAGTGCGTCGTAGCGGTTGTACCGTTCGTCCGCCACTGCACGAATCGTCAATTCGTAGTTCATATCCTCACCGATATCGATGAGATAGCTTTCCCGGTTCGTCCACGGGTCCAACAGAACAGGCGTGGTGTCGGATGTGAGACGCAATGTCTCCATGATCCAATCCACCATGCCCGGAAATAGCGTGTCCGAATCGGGGTCGTCATCTTGTCCCCACCAGACGAGGTAGACGTCGAGGCGGTGTGTTTGCGTTTTCAGACCCGACGGTGAATTGGGACCCGTCGCACGCGGAATGGTGCCGCCACGTCGAGGATCGCGACCTTCTTTGCCCCGGCTGGGCCAGACGTATGCCTGAGGAATGTTGGCCTCGACATTCGGGTCGGGCGGGGTGATCTGAGACGCCAAAGGGGGCACGTTGGTAAACGGCCACACCAACCCATTGAGCAGGTTATTGATGTACACCTGCGTGGTATTAATG